GTGCTCAGTGATGCCAAGCTCAGGAAGTTATCAGGCAAGCCAATACCTAAATTGATAGAGATGCCAGACAGTGGCGGGCTATCAATCAGAATCACCCCTTTGGGGCTTGTCGTGTTTCAATATCGATACCGGTTTGGATCAAAGCCCAGGAGGATGACTCTTGGCACTTATGATGACTTATCCCTGAAAGAAGCGCGTGAAATGGTTCAAGAGGCCAAGCGCATTCTTTTATCTGGAAGAGACCCGATCACGGTTAAAGAGATGGAACTGGAAAGCAAAGTTGCCTCTGTTACGGTGTCACTTTGTATAAGCCACTGGCTAGAGAGTGCTCAAGCCAAGAGATTGGTTAAGCTGGATTATTGGGACAGGGCTTTTTCACGGCACATAACCCCTTATGTAGGGGGGATGACTGTCGATGATATGGAGATATCCCACTGGCAGCCTGTTTTTAAACGAATGCGTGAAAATGGTGCGGAGACCTTTGCAGGTATTATGCTTTCAAAATTGAAGCAGGTTTTCTCTTATGCGATCCGCACTGAGTACATAAAAGTAAATCCAGTGGTCAACCTCAGAGTTCAGGATGTCGGCCGCCCAGTTAAAGCTAGGCGTCGTCACTTTAGCGATGAAGAGATTGGGTTATTTTGGAACACGCTGAATGCATCAACGATAACTCATCAAAACAAAATATTTATAAAGCTGCTTTTGCTAACAGCTTGCCGAGGCGTTGAGCTTAGGAAGGCAAAAAAATCAGAGTTTGATTTAAAAAACAGAACATGGATGGTTGTTGCAGAAAACTCTAAAACCCGTGAACCATTTGCAAGAGGGTTATCAAAAGAAGCAGTGAAATTACTGGAAGAAGCATTTTCTCTTTATCCAGACTTTAAACAGGTTTTCCCTCCCGCGATTGTCCAGGAGGACCGGCCTATGTCTGCTGGAGTTCTGCTAAATATGGCGATGGTACTCAGTGCGGAGATGGGGGGCGAAAACTGGGGAATGCATGACCTCAGGCGTACTGCAAAAACTAAAATGAGCGAGTTAGGTGTTCTCCCTCACGTTTCAGAGAAAGTGCTTGGGCATAAACTGGGGGGCGTGCTGGCTGTTTATGACCAACACGCCTACCTGAAAGAGCAGCAAGAGGCTGTAGATTTGCTTGTTGGGCACATCTATTCCTGCGTCGAGTCAATTAACCCCTGACAGCGGAAGAAGCAAATCACATCACTGTACCGGTACTGATCCCCGCCCTTAATTGGATTTGTACCGGGGGCTGGATTTGGGAACGGGGTGCCTTTTTCCCGCCATTCCTTTTTCTTGCGCCAGAATGTGGTGCGAGATATCCCGCCAAGTAATTGTTGAACTGTTTCTCTAGTGACCAGAATGGGCTGGACTCCCACAACGACATCATTCATAGCTGGCCTCTTATCTCTTTATCAATCTGACGGACGTAATAACTTAGCCAGAGCTTTGCTGGAAAAGTGTTAGGGGGTAGAGCGGTGATTTTTTTTGCGTGGCGGTCAAGGATTTCTGTGATGAGCGAGTCGTTTTCTGAGATTGGTTTGCCATCCGTGGCTTCAATTATTTCCTTTCTACAACATCGCGCTACTGACCTGATGGCATTTTCGATGGTTGTATCCATATGCTCACCATCCCTTTACCCACACCAGCCAGAACGCAGCGCAACCGCCGATAACCAGAAGTATCCAGTCGAGGTAGGTCATTACAAAGCTAAGCACATTCATCCGAACATCCCCCTCACAGCTTCATTCTCAATAGTGTAAATAGTCGCCAGTGCCGCCCATGTGATAATGACGATAAAGAACCATGCTACATCTGGTATTTTTGGTAGTTTCATGCTGCCTCCATTGTTTTTCTCACTTTCGCTTTCACTGACTTCACCGTTTTAACTGGAGTAGGTAGGACAACTTGCTGCGGTACCGGTCTCTTTGATTTATCGCCGGTTCGTAGCCGCTGCTTTATTCGCATATCCCACAGGTAGGTTTCTTTGTGGTCACGGCCATCATCAGGTGCGCGGGACACAGTCAGAATTAGTTCGCTGATATCGTTCCATTACGCGGCCTCCGCTAATTTAGTTGGAATGCGCCAGCACTTAATTGAATAGTTGCCGCTGGGCTTTTCAGTACATTCAGCGCCAAAGAATGAATTGCTTATTGCGCCGCTTGGATTGGGAAATTCACCATTCCCACGGCCCTTGATGAATGCATTTAAAGCGCGCGTGGCAAATTCAACGCAGCCGGGGTCCGGCGCTGAGATAGTTATTCGCATAGACATAGGGATACTCCAGATAGCGAAATCCGTTTCTGTTAATCCTGGGTTATTTACTGCCGATAGACTTCACTGCACATAAGCACAGCATCAGGCCGCCGCTCATTTATCAGCGTTGATATTTGTTGGCATTCGGATTGAGTAGGGTAGATGTCTTCTGTTACTGGCTGCGCGGTGCAGGTATGGCATGAGGTGACTAGTAGAACAAAGCCGATTAGCATCAGCCCTCCGTTGGTTTGACAATTAATGGAATTACCCTTCCATACATCCAGGCACCGGATAATAACTTTGCCACATCTTCTGTATCACAAAGACCAACGATTTCACCATGTTGATTACTAACATTCCACGCAACAGGTGGTAACGCCTTAATTGCTACCAGTTCTGCGCGTGCCTCCAACAGCTCTTTAGCAGCTCTACATGCATTGTGACGGTTACCATAAACAACGGTAAGCTCTATCAATTCCTGCTCAGTTAGCTTGTTCATCGGCATTCCCCTCTACCCGCTTACCCGCGTCATAGTAACAGTCGGTAATGAACATTTTTCCGAGCTTTGTCACCTTCAGAGTTTTTGGGGTTATTAACTTAAGATTCACCATGATGACTGTGATGGTGTAGCCGCAGTGCCAGTCACAAGCGCGTTTCAGCACACTATGACAAGAAAGTGACGAAAGTCTGTGCGCCCGAAATTGGTGCCCTCGAACGCTTCAGCGATAGCTTCGTCAGTGATTTCTGGTGCATGCAGGTATTTAGGTGAGTTGCTCACTACTCGCCCCCTTCAACTAGCTTGCGACCTTTGTCAGTCAAATGAATGTAATGGCTATCATCTGCAAAACCAGAAAAACCCTGATCCATAATGCTATCCATGTGTGCCTCATCTGCGCGGAATGGTGTTTCGTCGTTAGATATGTCCTCAACATATTTCCCGTTATAGACGTGGATATGCTCTAGCACTGTATAAAATTCACCACCGGCTTTTTTAAAGTCATTGACGGCTGCTTGAAATTTTTTCCATGCTTTATCCTGTTCTGGCGTAAGTTCTAATAGCTCTTCTGTTGTCACTACTCACCCCCTTCAACCGGATTGCCTAAGCTACTTAGCCAATCTCTGATTAGCTGATACTCACTATTCCGAAAACTACCAAAGACATGGATAAAAGGCTTCCTAAGGTTGTGTCCATTGCAATTAATATGGTTTTCGCACCCTTGTCTGGTGAAGCACGCTGTTACAAACTCATCAATTTCTTTCACGGCCACTCGGTCATACCCGCGAGTATCCCTCAGTCCTTGATGTAGCGCTTCAAGCCTTCTTGACTTAGTTTTATTAACTTCAACGCCATCAAATATCCATACAGCCCTGTCGTGGTCGTAATCTTCATCTACGACAACCTCCATTTGTTGCATGACCGCGAATAAAGGTTGGTCAGTACAACGATTGTCTTGAGTTCGGATAAGTTCGCCAATTTTTAACAACTCATCAGGCACAAGTAGCCGCGCCTCTGCTGCCTCTGCGCGTTCTTTCAATTCGGCGTTTTCAGCCTCCAGCGCTTTACGCTTCCTGAATTGAGCCTTTCGACTGGCCTTGATGTTATGAATGGCTAAATCCTTCATATAAAGCTGATGTTCTGCATTCGCTAAACGTTGCTGGAATTCCTGATTATGAAGGTCAAAAAGCTCTTTCTCTGCCGCTTCCAGCTTGGCTAGCAGGTCTGCGATTTCTTGCGCGTTTTCAGCTCTCTCTACAGCCCAGCGTTCCATCGTGGAACTTAGATCAGCATTCCTCTTATCAAGCCTGCTACGCTCTTTCTCTGCCGCTTCCAGCTTGGCTAGCAGGGCGTCAATAATCCCAGCCGCCATTAATGCAGCATCAGTAACTTTGTGCTCTGATTGAACTTCCCTTCCGCAGTTAGGGCTATCAGTGACTACAGCGAAATAATCAGAATCAATTTCGTTGTCTGCCATGTGTCGCAGTAAGTCTGCCGCTAATTCAGCATTAGCTTCTATATGCTTATCCATCATGCCTCCTGCTGATATTTTTCAAACCAGAAAACAACAGGGGAAGGTGTTTCAATAACCTGCCCAAATCTAAATGCTGTGCGGTAATTTACTGATTTTCCTTTGAGGCGCGTAATTTGCTCAGAAATTTCAGAGCGGAAACTCTCAAGCGACATTGCAGCCTTAAAAATGTTACACGGGGCACAAGAGGGGTAAAGATTCTGGATTGAATCCAACTCTGGCCTATGCATTTCACCCGTAGTAACCAGTTTGTGAGTAAAGCCGGAACCGGGCGGTAGTCGAACACTTTCAAGTTTTCGAATTACCGGCTCAATATGGTCAGCGTGCCAGCCGCGCTCTGGTAAATCGTTGCCACAATAAGCGCACTTACCGCCAAACATTTCCCGTAGTTCCGCGCGTTGTTTTTTAGTTATGCTGGCCATATCACTCACCTCCCCGCAGACTGGCGGCGTAGGCGTACATAGCATCATGCCCATATGCGCCGATATTGTTCTGGCCCGACAAATCATCAGCAGCCGTTTCGATGGACTGCGCCTTTATCTCGTTAAGCGCCTGAGTGGTGGCTGTAAAATCCAATTCTTCAGCGCATGGTATAACTTCACCGTAAACGCGTTCCATCGCGCATTCCCATCCATGTTGCATAGCGTCGTAGCGGTCAGTTATTCCTCTATCTTCAAGGCCGCAGCCCATACCTTCGCTGTGATATTTAGGTTCGTTATCAAGGTCGGTTACTGAGTTTATGATTTCCTTCATCACAGCATTCTCAGCAACCAGCGATTGACACTTTTTCTCTAGAACCGCGTAATCACTGAATCTCACAACATCAACGACAAAGCCGCCTTTCGGACTGGCGTCATGAATAAGACTGCTATCGAGTCCGTATACTTTTGCAGACATAGAAAGTCCTCAGCAGATTGACTGCCGGTTAAATGTGGGGAGGGAGTTAAGCCGCCAGTCCGTTGGCAGCGAGTGACAATCTCAGATTGTTATTCATCCGTTCAGCAATCCGTTGCGCTGTAAGTGGGTTTTTAATTACTGAGTTATAAGGGGTAATCCATCCGTGGTGTATTGATGAGTAAACGAGAGTTATGCGGCCTACTGTTATATGGTCATGAGGGTGATTCATGGCAGTCGCCATTGTTCCCCGAACACGAAACCCAAGTCAGATAAGACACCGTCCATGGCACTTACAAACTCAGGAATATGTTCATCGAATTGACGTATCATTTTTTCGTCACGGTCCAGCGTGACATAGTGAATTGCCTCTCGCTTCATGCGTGGGTCATAGTTCGCAAAATTCCATCCTTGGCGGTCTGTTACCCACATGCTGAATTGGCACTGAGCGATGTATTCAGGTTTGATTTCACCATTGACGCGAAAATCTAAATAAACTGGAGTGGTAAACGGACACTTGATTTCTAACCCATTACCATCATCAACTAACCCGTCTGGGCTGGCTGCCGTGCGCATACCTTCATCCTTGAAAATAATTGGCACGGTAGAAACCTGTTTTCCGGTGGTAAATTCAAATAGGCTTCTTGCCTCATCTTCGTGGTTATTTCCCCATTCCAATGGCTTGCCGAAAATTTCAGGGGATTGACCTGTACACACCTCAGCTACCAATTCCATTAGGTAGCCTTTCTTTTTCTCACCCCAGCCATTCCCACTACGGCCTGTGGCGATAACGCAATGCGCTCTCGATGCTGTAATAACACCAAGGCGTAAAGCTTTCCACCCCTCGCTTCCCTGCTCAAGATTTCGTGCATCAATCCCTGTGCGTTGCAAAATAACGTCATAGTCGATCATGCTGCCACCTTGGTTGTGTTGGCTTGTTTTTTCAGGAAATCGAGAGTCTTTAGAGCTTCTTGCTCAGTCAGTTCTGATGATGCGTTTATTGGGCGTTTGAATATTCGTGAGCAGAGTGGGAGCAAGTCTTTTTCCCACGTTTTATCGAGATGAATAAGCAGGTCGTTGATAGTAGCCTGCGTTTCGTCAGTTATTGGGGTGACATCCTTCTCAGATCCACGCTCTGCTGCAAAGTTAATTCCCTCACCACCATCGGTGTTAATGTAATCAATTGCCTGATCCAACCGGTCACGCCGAGGCCAGTATTTATGGGCCTGTTTAACAACTGTCTTGAGGATCATCTGCTCCTCGTCGGTAGACCAAGGGCAAGATTTAACTTTCTTGGCTACGTAGGCTTTCCATGCCTCCGAACGGTCCCTAATGGAAAATATGTCGCTGGCTCGCATGGTGTGAGTTAAATAATCACCATCTGGAGTCTTAGCCACGACATAAGCACCGACAACATCACCGCGTGCTTCTATTGTGTCGAACGCGTTGAACTCATGTTGAGGTGGCTTATCTATCGCTATCAGGGTGAATTTGTCGTTCTTTCTCACTATTGCTGACTGGCACCATAGAATTGCGCCAGATTGTTGAGCAATGTGCATGATCCCAAAATATGAGATATCCAAGCAGACTTGAAATTTGTCACCGACCTTTCTCGGGACGAGATACGCTAGTTTTTTTGCTGGGTTAAGCGTTACGCCTATTGATGACAGATTGAGGATTGCACTACGAGTCGCCGCAGGTGTAGAGGCGGCGGCCCTTGCCAAAAACTCGTTCCCGCTAAACACCTGCATGGCGAATTCCATTTCGCGCTTGAATGCTATTGTTGGCTCTGAGCATACAGCCTGAAAATCTTGCTCTAGCGGCTGTAGCGTTCCATAAATCAAATCAATATTGGTAGCCATCATGCCGCCTCATCGTGTTCAGCCAAACGCCGCTGTATTTCCAGCGCCCGTTGCCATTTGGCATTGTCGAATAGAACGTCGTAGAGCGCGGTATCGAGTCCTTCGAAGTCGTACTCATCAACTAAAATACCGAAAGCCTCACGGTCAAAGTCAGGTAGTTGCTCAAAGACTTTAATCATGTTGCTGACCTTCAGTGCTTTCTCTTGCCGAGTGGCTACCTGTCCAGCCTGTTCCAATTCTTGCTCATTCAATGAGCTGTAAAGCTTCCGTGCTTCATTCATTTCTGCGTATGTCATAGCGGATTCCCCTTTGAACGTAGAAACTCGACTATCTTGTCCAGCAAGCTTTTGCGAGGTGGAGGGGTGAAACTGGCTGATGTAAGGCGGTATGCCGGTGAGTGCTGAATTTTGGTCAAATAGTTAGTAGAGCAGCCCAATGCGGTCTGCCCAGCAAATGCATGTTGCATGGGTTACTCCGGTTTAATTAGTAGTGAATATTCGTGTGAGGAATTTGGTTATTGATTAGCGCTTTCAGGGTGGCGATAGCCTGCTCGCGGGTTAGTTCGGCATGTTCAATCAGTCCATTTACCACTGCGGTACCGATAGTTTTGCGATGGGCTTCATTGGCTGCTCTAGCTTCCGCTTCATCAGCAATGCGCTTTTCTTCTGCTAGCCGGGCATCTTCTTTCTGCTTGGCTTCGAGCCGGATACGCTCAGCGGCTTCCTGTGCTTTCTGTTGCTCGGCGGCGATAGCTTCCTGCTTCTCGCGTTCGGCCTGTGCAAGTGCTGCAGCCTTTCTGTCTTCAGCTTCATTTATTGCGTTTTGGCGACGAATTTCAGCTAGTCGCTTATCTTCTTCTGCTTGCTTAATTGCACCCAATCTATCGCGCTCGGCCAATTCTGCCTGAGCTTTCAATACAGCCTCGCGGCGTGCTGATGCTTCACGCTCCTGCTGTACAGCCATTTCAGCTTCACGTTTCGCTTTCTCGGCTGCCTGTTGAGCAATGAATTCTTCATGGGCCTTGCGCAGACGTTCAACTTCTTTAGCTTTCTCTTTAGCGTCACGGTCGAAAGCGTCATTCATCAGTAGGGCCATTTCGTGATCGGCTGCAATTTTCTCTGCCAGCTTCTTAGCCCGCTCTGCCGTGATAGCTGCATCCATTTCATGGGCTTCCTGCCACATGGCGTCCTCCGCCAGTCGCTCCTGTTCTGCTTCCCACTCGACGCGCGGCTTGAGTATTGACTTACTGATATCATCGCACTCATCAACGAAACGCTTTAATTCCCCCTCTGCTGGCTTCACCAATTCCTTCAAATGTTTAAGGTAAGCACGACCAGGGTTCTCAATCGCTTTTTTGCTGACACCAACAAGTCGAGCTAGCGAACCAATGCGGTCACGACCCTTCTTAGTAGTAACGTCAGGAACTTCTTTAGCTAGTTCTCTGATATGGTTCAGATAATCTTCAAGTCCATTCGGCACGTAAATCATAGGTGCTTGCTCTGGCTTAATGTCGATTGCCACCAAGCTGGTATTTTCTTCTGCCATGCTGATTTCCTTGTGCTACTCCCGCGGCAAAATACCCGACTATGCTTTGTCAGTTATTCAGTGGTGGGAGTGGGGAGTTAGTGGGGGAGGTTAGTCTTGAAATTGGTTTTGGATGCTTTCTATAAGGTTAGTCACGGCATCTCGATAAAAAGCGGCGTATGGTTCATCCTCCCATTCTGTTTCGCTACTCTGGGTAAGTTCAGTTAACTCATTCCAAAGTTCAACCGCCAATTCCTCTTGATTTAAGTTGTCAACATTAAGAATGCTATCTCTAAATGCAGCCCGAATTAACTGACCTCCAAGAATATCAGTGCCCTTGTTTACTGCTGGTTCTTTGCCATCTTCAAACTCAACAACAAAAGTCATTTTTCCCATATCTCACCTATTTAGTTGGAGGGGTTATTTACTGCGAGCTGCTAGCATGGCATCGGCAATTAAATAAGAGTCACAAGCTAGCTCTTTATATTGCGGGGACTGTGGGCCGCCCCCAAAAGAATGACCGTCATATCTTCGGACGATGGCTGCCATTGCCTTAGCCGCGAAGTAATCACGTACCGATAAATCATCAGCAGTCTCTACAGAAACAATTTCATTATCAGTAAATCGATACAACAAATCGTAATCACCGGTGTCGTCAAATCCAGTGTGTTCGTAGGCCCAACGATGCCCATCAAACTCAAATGAATGCGCTGATTTATTAGCAAATCTAGCTTCTGTGTAAAGTGTGTATTCTGGGGATTTTTTATAAACTTTTTTGGTAAACTTCATCGTCTTACCCTCTATCAGTGAACTTGCCGAAGCCCTCACGTATAAGGGCAGCGGTAAATTGACTAGGTGAATTTAGGGAATAAAAAAGGCCGCGTTATGCGACCTATTGAATTCGTTCCGTACGCCCGCCGTGGCGTAACACCTCCCCATATTCGCCTATGCTTACGTTGTCGTCCCTGTGCTGACGTAATGCCTGTTTTACCGCCGTTTCAGCATTGCCACGGTAAGCATCAAATTCAGCTTTAAGCGTTTTATATTTCTGCTGCCATTCTCGTTCAATGTCGGCATATCGGTCTGAATCTGGCGGGGAGTAGAAAGCCATGCTGTAGCAATCATGACCACCACTTACAGCTTCAGCAAGGCATGTAAGTTGCTCTGATGTGAGCGTTAAATCGCAATGCTCAGTCGCTTGAGAAATGCATTCTTCCCAATAATCTAAGTCAGTCATCCTCTTACCCCTTAACAATGTGAACAGCTTCTTTACGGTTGGTGCGAAAGCCAGCGCTAAACATCGCCACCTGAGCCAGACAAATATTGTCTGCGCTTGGTTGCTCTTTGCTGCGGATAGGGATTGGCATTGTTGCTTTGTATATCCGAGCGCAACACCCTGTGAGGGCCGTAGCGATGTTCTTCTCTAACACTGCATCTCTTTTGCACTCAGCCCGATGCGCGATAGCACGAGCCAGTTTCTTGCGTTCTTTGGCATTCATTGGATTACTCCAGTTGGTTGGCTTTGGTGAAGGTGGCGTGCGACTAACTTCACGCTCGATGCTTTTATCTGAACGGACACTTTTGCTATGAGTCTTTCAGCTTGCTAGAAACGACATCTTTCTCGCCTCTCCGTTTACTATCGGGTGTCACCCGAAACCACCTTCCCAAAGCCAACTTCTCTTTGGTGCGACCGAATCAGTCGCCATCTAATTGTTAAATAAGCAGCCTGTCTTCCTGACTGGCGCGGCTGGTAGTTCCGTCTGCCGCATCGATGTTTCGTTTCGATGGATTAAATATACATATTGTATTCATGCGGTGCAATACGTTTTGTATACCATTCGCGTGATGAATACATAATGTAATGATTTTTAAGTGAATTTATTTTAAAAATAATTAAGGCGTGACCATTCGCACCGGCTAACAGGCGTGAAAAGTGTGCTAAATTGGGTGAAATTTAGACGGAGGTTCACATGAAAGGTGTTAGTGACGAGGAGTTAAAGGTATTCGATGGCGTTTGCGCGGCGATTGGGCGGGCGGTGATTGGATTGGATGAGTTAGGTCATCCAATATCAAAAGAGTTGATAGTTAGTGCACTGGAGCAGATGAAGGATAAGGTGGCGAAAGAGGGCGGTTTTGGCCCGGCGTACCTAGAAGTGGCAATTAAGAAGATGAAAGGGTAGTTGTCAGATTACAGGCACAAAAAACCCGGCTGCGGGGCCGGGTTAAGCTTGGATATCTACAATAAATAATTTGTTTATTAAACCCCTTTTCACCGTAGCCTTGGCTGTAACTGTAACGCAAGATCCAGATGCGCTGTTATTTGCCATGTATCGGCCTAGCGCGGCTAAATACGGATTTTCTGCCTTGGAGGCTGAGGGGTCACTTATCTGCGCGATAACTCGCTTACAAGAGTCATCACCATCAATTATGACTTTTGCGGTCATTCTTTGAGCATCAAATTCAGTAACGAAAACTTTGTACTCTCTTAGCCCAAGAACCTCATCATCTTCTAACTGATCTATCGCTTCTTTATCAGCTTCATTGATTGTTGCTGGTCGATTACCAAGGCCAGTGCTAACGCTGATGTGGTTACATGTATTTCCTATAGGGGACACGGCCTGACGAACTGAAGGCCGCAGCTCTCCAGCCATCTTGTCGATTACAGCAATCAATCCGTCGATGGTTGGTCTGTCTTTATTTCCGAGGGCTTCAATGGCCTTCTCAAGAGCTTCTTTTAGGGCTTTCATTTCCTCTTTCTTTTGAGCGTTTCTAGCGAAAATGTATGGTACTAATGCACCAAGTATAGCCCCCGCAGATCCCGAGAACAATTGAGATTGGGTAATAAAATTCATTGCTGTATCAAGGGTGAAGCAATTCGCCTTAGCTTCTCTAGCGTATATTTTTACATCTTGATAAGAAACGTTTTTTGAATATCTTTGGGTGACGGCAAAGGTGCCAGCAGTGGCGAGAATTTTAGAAAATCCCTTAAGTGATTCCCCTAGGCAAGTTAATTCTATCTCGTGATTTTCTGCGTCCAAACCATCATAGCGGAGTGATATTTTAATATCCTGAATTCTGGCAGACTCCATCCGTAGACCCTCAGTTAATTATTTTATTAGACAAGCTTAATGCAGTGTAAATCTATTTTTCACCCACCCCTCTACGGCCAGCAGCACCTACTTAGCAAACATCTCTGACACTACATATCCAGTGGGTTAGCCGTGGGTTAGGGTATGTGTTCCCACTTGATGTCAACCACAACACCAATAATTTTACAGTTTCCATTGATAATGGTCGGCGGGTGATGTGGGTTTAATGCCTTTAGATACTTGCGGCCTGCATCAGTCATATATTGCTTGAATGTAGCTTCGTTTTCATTTTCCAACTTAGCTACAACTAACTTCCCGCTGACAGCCTCTTTCTCTGGGTCAACCAGGATAATCATTCCTTCCGGCACAGTGAATCCAGTTGGTGAGGTCATTGAGTCACCCTTAACCCTAAGCCAGAATGACGACTCACTAGCATCTACAGTAGTTTCAGGCCATACATCAATATCATCCTTTCTGTATGGTTCAACAGCCTCTAGCCAGCACCCAGCACTAACCCAGCTTATTAAAGGATAACTACCTTTAACTTCTTTTTTACCGATGTAGCTAATACTGCGAATAGTTCCATCTTTTTCAGAAATAGTTCCATCAGGATTAACGACAAATTCAGTCATCCCAAGAATTTCCATTATCTTTGCTATTTCCTCAATGTCTGGCTTACGGCGTTCATTAAGCCAATGACTCACTGCACCTTTTGTCATGCCTAGGTGTTCAGCGAGCGCTTCCTGAGTTATCCCAGATTCTTTCATCCGGATTTTTGCAACATCGAACCATTTCATTTTCATGCCTTGATTATACGTTTTGTATAGCCCTGTTCGAGACACAATATGTATACATTGCTTGCTTATCATAAATACAATACGTATACTTTTATCTTGAAAGGAGGTTCCTATGAATAATCTGCGAATTTTTCGCGAGCGCATTGGATTAACACAATCCGAACTAGCAGAGCTAGCTGGATGCACACCCGGAGCGATTGGTCACTATGAGACTGGTCGCCGGGGAATGGACATTAATCTTTGTCGTCAGTTTGTTGAGATTCTTAACTCATCTGGCGCAGAAGTAGGGCTGGATGATGTTTTTCCACCCAAGGCACAAAAAGCAGCTTAAGCACTACCGCTCTTTACACAACTTAGGCGACTGCTTCGGTCGCAACACTACCAAAGTGACAAGCTCACAGCATTGTCACGCACTTAAACAACAAGGGAAGTATTACGCATGGAACGTGCAAGTAACAGCAAGAGAATTATGGAAGTTGAATCTGAGCTACGTAGCCGAATGGCTATCAAGGGCCAGAGCAAGTTTGCACGGGAAGCTGGCTGGGCCGAATCAAAGGTAAGCCGGTTAAACGTACATGACATGGCAGTGACGTTTGTTCTTCTGGAAAAGATATGGGAGACGAGCGTGATAAGGGAAATCGCAAGGCAGGCTGTTATTGCGGTGACCGGAAAGCAAAAAGCCCCTGCGCTAACAGAGGCTTCAGAACAGCAGATAAATATGCATTTTTAACTGGATCAATACACAGGAGTAATTATGACATCTCTTTCTATTTTGTACAAATCCAAAGAAAAGAACGGCACTGAAACGACGGTAAAGAAAACGTTTTTAGTGCCGCTTGCTGAGCTTTATGTCGAGCCGGGTTTTAACGTTCGCGATATAGATCAGGCGCACGTTGAAGAATTTCGCGACGCATTTATCGAAGGCGAGTATCTGCCACCGATAGCCGTTCAGGTTACGGATAAGGGCGTCAAGATTATTGACGGCCACCACCGGTATTACGGCGCAAAGATGGCTACCGAAGCTGGGCATGAAATTCCCCGCCTTGAGTGTAAAGATTTTGTTGGGAGTGAGGCTGACCGCATTGCTTTTATGGTTACAAGCTCCCAAGGGAAGCCTTTGTCACCACTTGAGCGAGCGGCGGCATACCAGCGCCTAAGCAACCAAGGCTGGGAAACCTCAGAGATTGCAAAAAAAGTGAAACGTTCTGTAGCAGATGTTGATTTGCACTTGCAACTGCTTGAATGCGGAGACGGCCTGATCCAGATGGTGAAGTCTGGCGAAGTGGCAGCGACTACAGCCGTGGCTCTCTCCCGCGAGCATGGTGTTAATGCCTCCTCTGTCGCAGCCGGTCAAATGGTGAAAGCCAAAGCAGCCGGAAAGAAGAAGCTCACGAAATCTGACGCCATGCCTCAATTCAGCGCAGTGAAGGCTCGGCGTTTGGTTGAGCTGCTCTGTGATGCATCCGAGGGAACTGCGGGGCCTGAATTCATTCACATCCCCATGGGCGTGAAAGACGAGGTGATGAGTATCATCGCTGATTACCGTAGTGGAATCACCTCAGGCATGGAGGCCAAATGAATACAGCGAAAATCTTATTATTTCCCGAGCAAATACCGGGGGAACTCAGGAGCAACAGGATGGAGAACCAGAAGCTTGGTTATGTCCCGTTGTACCGAAGCATCAAGAAGAAACCTTGGCACAAAGACGTTTTCCTGCGGACTCTCTGGGAGGACCTGCTATTTGGTGCTCAAAGAAAGCCCCGTACCGTTAATTTCAAAGGTCACCAATGGAATCTTCAAGCCGGTCAACTGGTCACGACAGCGGCTGATTTAGGGCTATCTCTTTGTGATAGAGAAGGTAAGCCAACAAGCCGTGATGCGGTGGGCAGGATGCTCTCCTTTTTCGTCAAAGAAGGGATGATTGCAACGGGCGGCGAGAAGCGAAAAGGGACGGTAATAACCATCCTAAACTATGCTGAATATGCCGAAAAAATAGACAATTTACCCGCACATAATGCCGCACTTAAACCCGCACATGGCGAACCCAGTAACGGCGAGGCTTTAGAGGGTGCACCCGCACATAACGCCGCACTTAAACCCGCACATCATGAACAAGAAGGTAATAACAATAATATAAAACCCTTTACGTCAGAGAATTCTAACGAATCCCCTGACACCCCACCCAAGAAGCTTCCTGTATTTCGTCCTGATGCTGCAATCCAAAGCGGTAAAAATTGGGGAACTGCTGAAGACCTTCGAGCGGCGGAGTGGATGTTCAACGCCGTGCTGATGATTGCCCCTGACGCTAAAAAGCCGTCTTTTGCTGGTTGGGCTAATAGTATCCGGTTGATGCGTGAACGGGATGGCAGGAATCACCGAGACATGTGTGTGCTCTTCAAGTGGGCCATGCAGGATAGTTTTTGGTGTGGCAACGTGCTTTGCCCGTCAACGCTTCGTGAGAAATGGGACAAGCTCGACATCAAGCGCAAGAAACAGCAATCAGGCACTGTCACTGGCAAGCCTGTTTTGGACTTCGATAACACTGACTGGATAAACGGGGTATCGGTATGAGAAATGTCGTCACAGCCATCCAGAACCGTGATGGTCAATCATTGCAGCAGATTTATGGTACTGAGAAGCCAAAGCAGCAGGTGCCAGAGCAGGCGGCGCAGATATTCAACGAGCTATTTCGCCAGTTGAAGGCTGCATTTCCAGCGCTGATGACCAGTATCAAAGACCAAAACGACTTGAACGAACTACGCCGCCAGTGGGTTTTGGCATTCATCGAAAACGGAATTACCAGTATCGAACAAGTTAACGCTGGCATGAAGATTGCCCGTCAGCAAGCTACGCCGTTCCTCCCATCGCCCGGTCAATTCATCGCATGGTGTAAGCAGGGTGCCACCCGCGCCACTGGGTTACCTGATGCAGATGAGCTTTACGACATGGTGATGGACTATGCCAGGCGCCGGGATATGTTTTCCAGTGCAGAAGCATTCCCTTGGGCCAGCAATGTGGCCTACTGGATGGTCACGAAACTCTATTCACAGCAGCGAGTGCAAGGGCTGTCCGAACAGGACTTACGCAAACGTTGCGGGAAAGAGCTGGCTGACATGTCGAAGCGCATCGAGGGTGGTGAGCCAATCCCCGCGCCAGTGGTGCAAATTCCTAAACTTCACATACCGGTTAGTAACGAGAAGGCACTGGATCACATTGCTGAACTGCGCGCCAAGCTGAATATGACGAGGAAATCATGAGGGACACAACAACATCGCGGGAAGAGTTTCACAGATGGCTTGAAAGTAGGGATTGCAACCCAGTGGCATGGCTAAAAGATGCGTACTGGGAAGTTTGGAAAGCCAGCCGTGAGAGCATTGTGGTGGAGTTGCCTGAAGTCATCGGAGAAAAAGACTGGACAGGTAATCATCATCTCCCATGGAATTACCCCGAAAAAGTTAAAGTCACCCTCCGCTCTGCTGGACTTACGGTTAAAGGGGATTGAGATGAAAGCGACAACTTTAGAGCAACTTAATGAACGTTGGTATCAGCAAAAATTAGCCAAACACAATCGCGCTTTCAATGGCGCAGGCAGGCCCGGAAAAGAACGATTCGCACAGATATTTCACGCTCATGCTCGAAGAATTAATCGCCAGCACAGATTGATAAATCGGGCATCAAGAGTCGCTGGCGATCTAACTTATCTATGCACGTGGTCGCAAATCATCCGCAGTAATCGCAAACTTTCCGGCTATCCAGTAATCATCCACATTTTCGGTAATAGCGGCACACCAAAAGAGAAAAGGGGAGAAGAATGAGCAGAACAATCGAAGCACTAATTACCGCTCTTAAAGCTGCGGCCCAAGAAGAAATCATGTTCCGTGAGTCCAGTGACACCTCAGATCAATGGCAGGATGAGGCTACACCTGAGAATGTGCTGTTGTTGATAGCTGAAATTGATAAGGATACTGGCGAATGAAAACAGACGTGTATTTCGATAATGCCGTAATGAATGCCGCCGAGGAACTAAAAAACAAGGGCCAAGTAGATTTTCAAATCTCATCAACGGGAACTGAAATGTTCACCACCGTACAAGATGAAACTTTTCAGGTGGGTAATGGTGATATAGCCGCTGCCGCTGAATTTGGGCGCTCCGTTCTGACGCTAGTCGAGAAATCATACGGGAAACCACTTTGCATGCGCATGACACAACAGGACGTCAGTATGAGAACAATGTCTGGTGTGATGTCTATTCGTATTAAGGAACTAACACAATGAAAGAACTAGACCAATTTACAGTAGAGCGGTTGGAAGAAATCGGAAATTCATTTCTTGATCAAATTCAAGAGAAAGCGCCAAGCATTGAAGAGGTTTTTGCTTTAATTGATATCGCGCTATCAGCAAAGCAGGCCGAGCCAGTGGCTTACATGACCTACAAGGGATATTTAATTCATGCTGGCGACCCTAAATTATTAGAGTATTCAGACCCGCAACCGCTTTATGACACCCCTCCCGCTAACTCTCCTGTAGTGCCAGAAGGGTGGAAGCTGGTACCGATAGTGCCTACAGAAAAAATGGTCATAGATGGCTTTGAATCTGAGCCAGACAAGTCCTTTAGTAATGATGATGTATGGGAAGAATATCAAGCCATGAGTGGATGTAGACAGGCAGCGCACCGAGCAAAATTATGCTGGGATGCCATGCTAGCCGCCGCGCCGGAGAAGGAAAATGGATGACTTCTGTTTACACCAAAGTACCTTCAAGCAATTAGGCGCAACCCTTCAAATACTCATCACCTCCGGCAAGAAATACCGCGTCACAGTCTGTGAATGGCGGGATAAACGCAGCCTACCCCAGAACGCACTCAGCCACATGTGGTACGGAGAGATAAGCGCTTATCTCATCAAGTCAGGCCGCACTGACGCAACGCCTAAATGGGTGAAGCGCAACCTCAAGAAAACTTACCTCGGCTGTGAAGAGGTCGAGTACACCGACTTTGTGACCGGAGAGAAAGTTAAAACTTGGGAACCGCGCCATACCTCAAGCCTCGACACTGGTGATATGCACTTCTTCCTGTCTCAGGTAGAAATGTGGGCCGCTCAATTCGGACTGGCGCTGACCATCCCGAATGGTTGTGAATATTCCAACCTCAAGCAAAAGCAGGTGGCAGCATGATTAAAGACATTATTTTCGGCGGTGCGGTATGCGCATTGGTCTGGGCCTCTTATCGCCTTGGCTGGGAGTCAGCACATCAAACTGTAGCAACAGAGTGTCAACGGCTGGGCAAATTCTACGTTGGCAAGAAAACCTATCACTGCACAGTGATTGAGGACAAAGCTGATGAGGTAGATAAGCCCGACCCAAATCGCACTAGATAATCTGATATTCCGCAAGACCTCTCGAACCAAGCCTAAACCCCAAATCCGCGCCAGCCAGATACCAACCTATGACCCCGTACCGGTATTGCTGCGCGCCAAATTCGACAGAGTAAGGAGAACGCGATGAGTGAAACATTCGAACAACTCGTAATTAAACGTCATGGAAATCGCTACAACCTGCAAAAAGACCGTGATGGATATTATGCCAATCAGACAGTAAAGCGGATGTATGAGTTTTGGTGTCTGGCTAAGGGGGTAATTCAGTGAGCGAACTCCCCCAATCAATCTGCGTGTATTGCTTCCTGATGCTTAACAAAGGCGAAACCTACGCTCATCAGAAATGCATTGATAAAGCAGCGAAGGAGAAAAAGGATGAGTAGCTTTCGAGATTTAGTTAAGAAATTACAGGATGACTCCCGCACTACAGTTGATCTGATTGCCTTCAAAAAAGACAGGGTCAAGCAAACATCAGAAAGTCGGTATTTCGTTAAACACTCAGCGAAAACAATTTTAGAGCAAGAAATGGTTATTTACGGCAATACCTTCGGCTACAAGGCTGAAGCGGTAATTACCGAATTCCCTTACTTGGAAACTGAGAAGGGCGCTGCGCTAAAGCTGGCTGATTGGCTAAAAAGAATGGCGCTGGCAATTGAGGCCCATTACAGCGAACCAGAGGAGGCCGGGGATGATAGCCAAGCTCCCGAAGCACAGGAATTGTAAAGTATGCAATGAGAGGTTTAAGCCAGCCGCTATATACGAGTGGTGGTGCTGCGAAAAGCATAAAGAGGAGCACATAGCTCAACTAGCATTAAAAGCCCGTCAAAATCGATTGCAGAAGGAGAGCAAGCAGAAACAAAAAGATGACCAAGCCGAAAGGCGCAACCTCAAAATCCGCAAGTTAGAACTCAAGCCAGATAGTCACTTCAAAAGTTTAGCCCAGCAAGCATTCAACGAATACATCCGAACTCGCGACTATGACCAACCATGCATTAGCTGTGGCGAAACCAACCCGCCAGACTTGCACGGTGGACAATGGGATTGTGGGCATTTTAAAACGGTTGGCGGCTTCCCTGAGTTGAGATTTATTGAGGCTAACGCCTATCGGCAGTGCAAATCATGCAATGGCGGGTCAGCCAAATATGGGGCAAAAGCTAAAACGGTTGGCCAGTACTACGAAGCCAATCTTGTCAGGCTATTTGGTCAAGAGTTGGTTGACTGGCTGAATGGGCCACACGAAATGACGAACTACCGGCGTGATGACTATATCCGCATCCGTGAGGTGTACAAAGCCAAAACCAAAGCCCTTAAAAAACTTCAGGAGGCTGCATAGATGAATCTTTCAGAAGCAATATCAATAGCCAGGGAAAGAAGAAATAAGCGCTTATCGGATGGCAAGTGCGATGACTACTCAGTTGTTCAATCTATTTCAGGCCTGCGCGTATACCGGAACGACAGCATTCTAAGCATGCACCGGATTGTGTACTGCACAGATAGAGACAGGCTAGGTGGAACGGTTAACACTGACGAGCAGAGGGCAGCATGAACGTAACGCAATTAAAGCTCACCAAGGATCAGCATGATTGGGTTAATGGCTGGCTTGAACTGTGGGGTTCATGGGTTTACTCAGGGAGATTAGAGAAGCGCATGAGCAGCGTTATAGCGCAGTATATGGCGACAGTTGAACCACAAGGAAGCCCATCAAGGCCGATGTGTAATGATGATGACGGAATGTTGATTTCTCAGGTCGTAGATTCCGTTATGCGCATTGACACAAAGGCCATTGGTATTCTGATTAGCTATTACTCTCATGGGGCATCAAAGCGATCAATTGCATCGTACTACTTCGCGACTGCAAAACCCCGCAAGATGTCAACGAGAGGTGGGGATAGGTTGAAAAAACCGTCATTGGGTACGTGTAGAAATGAAGTTGACCAAATACTGGAGGCTGCACTCTGGTTATTGTATCAACCACTGCAAAAAGCATTTATCTCCCGCAAACGTGTAGCTAAAATAAAGAAAGTTGCATAAACGTGTTGACATCTTGTAGCCAATTAGCCACTATTAGAAGGTAAGGTGCCGTATCTGTCTTAAGTCGGTGCCGCAAGCACAAAGAAGGCTCAGTTTAACGACTGGGCCTTTTTGCTTTTCTGCATTCGCGTCTATGGTTAAGTGGCATAACTACTGGCTTCCACCCAGTAAGCGCCAGTTCGATTCTGGCTAGACGCTCCATATTTCAGGCTGCCAATTTGGTGGCCTTTTTTATTTAGCCCGCCGCCAGCGCCAATCACCCTCAAAAAAACTCCGTGTCTGAATGGATCACGGCGGTGGGCTATTCCCTACACAACAGCAAATACACGCCCAAGCCAACTGGCAGGGGGAGACTATGAGAATGGACAAATATTCAAGCGGCTCATCCTACTGGTTCGGCGGTATAACCACGATGCTTGGTGCAATGTCACTAAACGAATGGGCGCTTCTGATTGGTATTGCCTGCACCATTGGAACTTTTGGTGTGAACTGGTACTACAAGCGCAAAGAATTCCAGCTACGGGAGAGAGCCAATGTCTCCAGCTCTCCGCAATAAGATAATTGGCGTATCGGCTGCTGGCGCACTTGCCATTGCCGGGGCATTGCTTGGTGGTAATGATGGGCTGGAGGGCCGCAAGTATGTGGCTTACTACGATGTAGCCAGCGTTCTAACCGTCTGTGATGGTCACACAGGAAAAGACATCATCCCCAACAAGAAATATTCAGATGCTGAGTGTGATGCTTTATTGCAAAAAGACCTAGCACCGGTACAGCGCACTGTTGATGCCGCAGTAAAAGTCCCACTGAGCAAATACCAGAAAGCTGCTCTCTACTCATTCACCTATAATGTTGGCCAGAGCGCATTCACTAAATCAACCCTCCTTAAAAAACTCAATACAGGCGACATCAAAGGCGCTTGCGATGAGTTACGCCTCTGGACATATGCCGGTGGTAAGCCGTGGAAGGGATTACAGAACAGGCGTGAGATAGAGAGGGAATTATGTTTAGCGGGATGAAGAACATATTCACTTACCTGCCAGCGGTTCTGTTAATCATCCTGGCAGGCTTATCGCTTCACTATTATCACGAAGCTGATGAATGGCACACCAAGGCAGATAAAGCAGAGAAAGAGCGTGACGAAGCTCAGTTCATTCTCAGTAATCAGGTCCGCATGGTTAACATCATCAACGATATCGCCAAGGCCAACGAAGATGCGAAATCTCAGATCACACTGGTCTCACAGAGAACCAAGGCTGACATCAAAACTGCTATTGCGAATAATGATTGCACTAATCGGCTTGTGCCTGCTGGCGCAATTGACCGGCTGCGCGAGCATTCAAACAAAATACGTAACCGTCCCGCCAGTGCCAATCCCGAGCAGTTTACTTTCTGACTGCATGCCGCCAGATGTCCCCAGCACAATGACATGGGGCCAGAGCGTAGAACTAAATGAAGACTTGCTGACGGTGATAGAGCGTTGCAATGCAGACAAGGAAAGCATTCGGCAAATCGAACAATCACGCACACAGGATAAATAGAATTGTTCAACCCCGCAAGGAGTGTGGTCCAAATCTTAATGGCTGTAATCACAGCAAGCGGTCCAGCAACGTAGAGATACATAGCGAAGACTGCGGATAAATCAACATCAATCAAGGAAAATTAATGACGATGAAATTCAGAAAGAAGCCCGTAGTGATTGAGGCGAAGCAATTCAACGGGAAATGGACTGGTGACGGCGCTGATATTCTCGAATGGATGGGGCGCGGCGGGGATTGGAACCAAGACACCGCCGAGCTAAAAATTCACACACTTGAGGGTGTAATGACAGCCAGCAAGGGTGATTGGATCATCAAAGGCGTCAAAGGTGAGTTCTACCCATGCAAGCCGGATATCTTTGCGGCAACTTACGATCAAGTTTGATTTATAAAACTCTGCAAAAGGTGCTAACAAGCGCCTTTGACAGAATCTTATGAATGTTTCGGATTTTAGCGGTTCAAAAATTTACGGGGTTTTACCCTAAATCAAAAATTCAGCCAGTGGAATATTCTGTTATGGCAAAAACTAAATGGCCTAAGCCGCCAGCGTACCAAGTGCCACTCTTTAACTGTGCTGATGTCGTTCTATTGCGGCAGCGAGAAGAGGCGACAGATTACTTTTCTAGGCTAGGACTAGAGTTCGATCTTACTGGGTATTTATGTGATGAATGAAAAAGGCAGCACTATCGCTACATATCACGGACTGTAGCTGACATTACAGCAGGCATTTACGAGTGCCTGTGATAATGCCAACCAACGGAGACAATCATGTCTGAACTAGTAACCGGACTTACCCCAACTCAAGCCAGTCGATTAGAAATTCTCCGCTTGGTAATGAAAGATACTGCGGCGGCCCAGAAAGCTATCGACTTCATCAATGATGATCCTCTCAAGCAGGAATTATTCAAAGACCAATATGCACTAGCGGCTAATGAGTCTGGTCTTGTATCCCGCACAGAAAAAGCAATCAAAGAGTGCCAAGAGGCGCTATCACTATTCGACTGAGGTAATTATGGCAGCACCAAAGGGCAACCGATTCTGGGAGGCCCGCAGTACACATGGGCGTAATCCTAAATTCGAATCCCCTGATGTGCTGTGGGAAGCATGCTGTGAATATTTCACATGGGTTGAAGAAAATCCTTTATGGGAAATGAAAGCATTTGCATATCAGGGTGAGGTAACGCAAGAGCCTATCGCCAAGATGCGAGCCATGACATTGATTGGACTTTGCTTGTTTCTCGATATAACTGACGAGACATGGCGAACCTATCGCGTGAGAGAAGATTTATCTGGAGTCGTATCGCGAGCGGAGAAAGTCATCTACGACCAGAAATTCTCTGGGGCCGCTGCTGACCTGTTGAACGCTAACATAATTGCCCGCGACTTGGGCCTTAAAGAGCAATCGCAAGTCGAAGACGTGACGCCTGATAAGGGGGATCGCGACAAACGACGCTCCCGGATTAAGGAGTTATTCAGCCGTGGAACTGGACGCGATACTTGATGAATTGAGCGAAGACGAGCAGATAGAGTTGCTTACTTTGCTGGAAGAAGAGGAAGCCGACCGCAACACCCATCAACTCTACGAATTCACCCCATACGGCAAGCAGCGAGAATTTATAGAGGCTGGTGCTGATTACCCTGAGCGTTGCTTCATGGCTGGCAACCAGTTGGGTAAGTCCTACACTGGCGGTGCGGAGGTGGCGTTTCACCTAACCGGGCGCTATCCCGGAACAAAGGGCTACCCTGAAGATGGTCAGTATGGCGGGCAGTGGGAAGGTAAGCGATTCTATGAGCCTGTCGTTTTCTGGGTTGGTGGAGAGACTAACGAGACTGTCACCAAAACTACTCAGCGCATTCTATGTGGCCGCATAGAAGAGAATAACGAGCCGGGTTACGGGTCAATTCCGAAAGAAGACATCATTAGCTGGAAGAAGTCGCCATTCTTCCCAAATCTTGTAGACCACCTTCTAATTAGACATCACACCGCTGATGGCACTGAAGATGGCATGTCAATTTGCTACTTCAAACCTTACTCTCAGGGTCGCGCCCGCTGGCAGGGTGATACCATTCATGGTGTATGGTTCGATGAAGAACCGCCATATAGCATCTACGGCGAGGGTCTGACTCGTACCAACAAATACGGGCAGTTCTCAATGCTGACATTTACCCCTCTAATGGGCATGTCAGATGTCGTAACTAAATTCATCAAGAACCCAAGTAAAGCGCAAAAGGTTGTCACCATGACAATCTATGACGCCGACCACTACACCGATGCTCAGAAAGAGCAAATCGTTGCATCCTACCCAGAGCATGAGCGTGACGCTCGATCCCGTGGCATACCCACAATGGGTAGCGGTCGAATCTTCCAAATACCGGAAGAAACCATCAAGTGCCAACCTTTCGAATGCCCGGACCATTTTTACGTTATTAACGCCTGCGACTTCGGGTGGGATCACCCGCAATCACAAATACAGCTTTGGTGGGATAAAGACGAAGACATTATTTATCTCTCCAGAGTATGGAAGCAAAAAGAGAAGACAGCTACTGAGGCTTGGAGCGCTGTTAAAGCATGGAGCCAAAAAATACCCACAGCATGGCCACACGATGGCAATCAACATGAGAAGGGGGGCGGTGAGCAACTCAAGGAGCAGTATGCAGATGCTGGCTTCATGATGTTAAAGGACCACGCTACTTGGCCTGATGGAGGAAATGCCGTTGAGCCTGGGATAGTAGAGATAAGAGATATGATGCTCGAAGGAAGATTCAAGGTTTTCAACACCTGCGAACCGTTCTTTGATGAGTTCAGGCTATATCACCGAGACGACAACGGAAAGATAGTTAAGATCAATGACGACGTTATTTCAGCAGTCCGTTACGGATACATGATGCGCAGATTCGCCAAGATGATGCGTGACATTAAAAAGCCTAAAGAGAAGAAACTCCCCGCACCGATTAAACCAATCCAACGAAGAGGCAGATGATGGCCGATGATAATAAATTGCTGGCGATCCTGACCTCATTTGATCGGGATTGGACAGCAAGCGATGAGGCGCGGACTGAAGCAGCCAACGACCTGTTTTTCAGTAGGGTATCTCAATGGGATGACTGGCTATCTAATTACACAACCCTACAGTATCGCGGACAGTTCGACATTGTGCGCCCTGTGGTTCGTAAGCTGGTTGCAGAGATGCGCCAGAACCCAATTGAAGTGATGTACAAGCCAAAGGATGGAGCATCACCTGATGCCGCTGATATCCTTATGGGGATGTACCGAACAGACATGCGCCACAACTCAGCTAAGATTGCCGTTAACGTAGCAGTGCGCGAGCAATTAGAGTGCGGTGTTGCTGCATGGCGGCTCGTTACTGATTACGAAGACCAAGACCCAACCAGCAACAATCAGGTTATACGTCGCATCCCCATCCATGAAGCCTGCACCCATGTTATCTGGGACTGCAACAGCAAGATGATGGATAAGTCTGACGCTCGTCACGTTACGCTAATCAACGCAATGAGTATTGAGGGGTGGGAGGCTTTCGCTGAAGAAGAGGGCATTGATCCCGACAATTACCCAGACTTTCAGAATCCTGATACTGATTGGGTATTCACCTGGACAAACAAAGATGTTGTTTATGTCGGTGAACACTATGAAGTTATTGAGGAAAAAGAACGCGTATTCATCTATGAACAACCAATTACCGGGCAGATAGTTAGCTATTACAAGCGTGATATCAAGGATGTCATCGATGATTTAGCTGAGGCCGGTTACATCAAGGTTGGTGAGAAAAAAATAACACGCAGACGGGTATACAAATACCTAGTAACCAACTCAGCAATGCTGAAGGGGCCAATTGATATTGCCGGTCAGCACCTCCCTGTTGTGCCGGTATTTGGTGAGTGGTCATTCGTTGGTGATAAAGAAGTTTATGAAGGTGTTGTGCGCCTGGCTAAAGATGGTCAGCGTTTGCGTAACATGATTATGAGCTTCAATGCTGACATTGTTGCCCGTTCTCCACGCAAAAAACCTATCTTCTGGGCTGAGCAAATAGCCGGTTACGAGCACATGTATAACTCAGAAGATGAGTATCCGTATTACCTCATGAATCGTACCGATGAAAGTAACGGAGACTTACCCGCTCAACCCATTGGTTATATCGACAATCCAGAAGTACCGCAGGCAAACGCCTACATGCTTGAAGCTGCGACTGCTGCAGTGAAAGAGGTTGCTAGCCTTGGTGTGGATACCGAGGCGGCAGGCAGCCAAGTAGCATTCGACACCATAAACCAACTCAACGCACGCTCAGACATGGAGACTTATGTCTTCCTCGACAATCTGTCTACAGCAATGCGGCGAGATGGTGAGATTTACGCATCGATGGTCAACGATATCTATGATGTCCCTCGTCAAGTAATGATGACGATGCCGGACGGAAGTGAGAAGGATGTCGAAGTCCTAAATCAGGTTGTTGATTATCAAACCGGTCAGGTAGTGACGCTTAATGATGTTCGCGGGCGTTATGAAACCTATACCGACACCGGCCCATCATTCCAAAGTATGAAGAGCCAGAACCGGGCAGAAATTCTTGAGCTAATGGGCAAGGTTCCACCAGGTACCCCAGAGTATCAAATGTTACTGCTTCAATACTTCACCCTGCTTGACGGTAAGGGTGTTGAGATGATGCGCGAATATGCCAACAAGCAGCTTGTGATGATGGGCCTTAAGAAGCCTGAAACTCCTGAAGAGGAGCAGATGATTGCAGAGGCACAACAGCAGCCGAAAGAACCAAGCCCAGAAGACAAGCTTGCACAAGGTGCGCTGTTAACTGGTCAGGCAGATTTGCAAAAGGCTATGAATGATGAACAACGCATTCAAGTTGACGCAATGAAAGCTCAAGCAGATATCCAACTCTCCAACGCCAAGATTGCCGAGATCATTGCTTCAGTAGATCTCGATAAGCAGAAAGAAGTTAGAGAGATGTTGAAAGTATTAGGACAGTTCCAGCAGCAGCAGGGGGACAACGCCCGCGCTGATGTTGAGTTGCTTCTCAAAGGAGCAAACCAAAACCATTCCCGTCGCATGGACGTAACCAAACTCATGCAGCAAAGCAACAACCCTTCCGGCAGAGCAGCCGAGATTCCTCAATAAGAGAGAGCTAAACATGTCCGATACCAACGAAATTCAGGCTTCTGAAGAACAACTCCTGCCCGGCGTTCAAGCGGAGGCATCCGCTGAAGGTTTGCCAATCGATAATGCCATCGATGGTGAAGGGCACGATGACGGCTTCGAGATTGTCCTGAAAGACGATGAGAAACCAAAACAAGACCCGGCAACTAACGCGCAATTTGCGGCTAAACGCCTTGAGCGCAAGCGTCAACGTGACCTTGAGCAGCAGATGGAAGCTGTTAAGCGCGGCGAAGTGCCGGAGAACCTCCGGGTTACTCCTGATCTACCAAAACAGCCAGATGTTAATGACTTCCTGTCAGATGACAGTCTGGCTAAGTACGACTATGACCAGTCTCGCGCACTTGCAGCATTCAGCGCCGCCAATACCGATTGGCAGATGAAAGCTATGGATGCACGCAGTCATGGCGTAGCCGAACAAGGTCGCAAGATTCAGGAGTATACCCAGCAGTCAGCGCAATACGCCGAAGCCGCCCGTAAGCACTACGACACAGCGGAAAAGCTCAACCTACCTGATTATCAGGAAAAAGAAGACGCGTTCATGAGTTTAGTCCCGCCTCAAGTGGCGGCTGACATCATGATGCTATTCCCTGAAAAGTCCGCTGCCATGGCCTACCACCTAGGCGCCAACCCGGAGAAAGTCCGAGAACTATTAGCAATGAACGGGCAGCAAGCACTGATTGAACTCACTCGGCTATCCGAACGCTTAACTCTCAAACCTCGCGGTAAAAAACGCTCAGAAGCTCCAGAGGCTGACGCCGGAATAAAAGGATCAGTCACGGCTGCCAACGTCGATGCATTGCAAAAGCAAATCGATAAGGCCGCATCAGCGGGCAATACGGAGCTTTACCGCAAGCTAAAATCACAGCTTAAAGGAATCAAATAATGGCTCTTAATGAAGGTCAAGTAATCACGTACATGGTCGATGAAATTATCGAGACCGTGGAAAACCTCACGCCGATGGCTCAGCGCGTTGAGAAATATCAACCACCAGGCAATGACATGCAGCGCTCTCAGAACACTGTATGGATGCCGCTAGAACAAGAAGCACCAACTCAAACCGGTTGGGATTTGACAGGGCAGGCCACTGGCATTCTGGAACTGTCTGTTAAGTGCAACCTTGGCGTACCAGATAACGATTTCTTCTCGCTTCGTGCTGACGATCTGCGTGATGAACGCTCCCTTCGTCGTCGTATTCAGGCATCAGGTAAGAAGCTGGCAAACAACGTAGAGACAGCAATTGCACAGCAGGCTGTTGATATGGGTTCCCTGGTGGTTACCAGCCCTGACGCAATCGGCACTGGCACCACCGGTTGGGATTTTGTGGCAGATGCTGAAGAGTTAGTATTCTCGCGCGAGTTGAACCGTAGCGCCGGGCTGAGTTACTTCTTCAACCCCAAAGACTACAAAGGCGCGGGCCATGATTTGGCAAGCAAGGACTTCTTTGGTCGCATCCCTGAAGATGCCTATAAATCAGGCACTATTCAGAAGCAGGTTGCAGGGTTCAATGATGTTCTTCGTTCACCAAAACTACCAACTCTGGCAGCATCTACAGCCACTGGACTGACCGTTTCCGGAGCACAGTCATTCAAGCCTCTGGCGTGGACTACTGATGCTGATGGTAACCGTGAGAACGTGGATAACCGTACCGCAGTTGTTGTTCTTAGTGCTGGGACTGGCTTGAAACGTGGCGATAAGATTTCTTTCGCTGGCGTTAAGTTCTTGGCTCAGATGGCTAAAAACGTACTGACCCACGATGCAACGTTTACCGTTGTTGCAGTGAATGGTGCGAACGTAACCATTTCTCCGAAGCCTATCGCATTGAGCGATGTAACTCTAACGCCAGAGCAGAAAGCTTACGCGAACGTAAACACCACTCTTGCCAATTCAATGGCGGTGAACATTTTGAACACCACCACTACGGCCACCAACGTTTTCTGGGCTGATGACTCTATCCGTCTGGTATCGCAGCCGATCCCAATCAACCATGAGCTGTTCTCTGGTATGAAAACCCAGAGCTTCAGTATCCCTGGTGTTGGTTTAAATGGTGTCGTTGCCTACCAAGGCGACATCAGCACGTTAACCGGTAAGTGCCGTATTGCTCTCTGGTATTCAGCATGTGCAGTACGTCCGGAAGCGATCGGCGTTGGCTTGGCTAATCAGGCATAAATAACAGGGGCTTCGGCCCCTTAATTTTTTTTTGGAGAAGACAATGAATTTTGGCGAAGCGCTTGAGGCTGTTAAATCTGGCAAGAAAATTGCCCGTTCAGGATGGAATGGGGCAGCCCAGTTTGTAATCAAGGCTGGAGGCTACACGGTTAGCGAAGCTCGACCTGGATCTGATTATGCGAAGGCGGGGATTGTTGGTGGATTTACCATTCAGCCTCATCTTGACCTTAAGAATGCTCAAGGTCATATGCAGCCGGGTTGGGTTCCTTCACAGGGTGATCTTTTTGCCAGCGACTGGATTGAGGTTTAACTATGACACAGATGCTTTATAAGCCGGGCGGAGGCACCAAAGTATGGGGAACGCTGGCGCATGTGAAAATCGTTGAAGTGGATGAAATTGAACAGCATGTAGAAGATGGTTGGCTAACTGATCCTAGCATGCTGTTTACTCCTGCTGAGCCTGAGCCTGAGCCTGAGCCTGAGCCTGAGCCTGAGGTCACTACTCCGAAGAGAACCCGCAAAAAGGCGGTAACTAATGAATCTCACGACCAAGGGTGATCTAGTAAGTAATGCGTTGCGAAAAGGGACAATCGCATCTGATGCAACGCTTACTGATGTAGAGCCTCAATCAGTTGCTGATGGGCTGCTTGATTTAGAAATGATGATGGCAGAATGGTTGATTAGTGATGATTTAGGCATCGATATTGGATATTTGTTTAGCGAAGATGACACGCCTGTTGCACCTGAAGATCCTCATGGACTACCAATTTACGCATTGAATGCCGTAATTCTTAATCTTGCTCTTCGTATTCTCCCTGATTATGCGATTGAAGGATCACCATCCCTAATCACAAAAGCACGGTTTGGAAAAGAAACACTAATCAAATCGATGTTCAAAAAACGAACACCAAAACTACGCTATCGCAACCGCGTTCCTATTGGCTCTGGTAACCGATATCCAAATTGGATAGGCGTCCATTTTTTCCATAACAAGGAAGAAGATAATGTCGACGACACAACTACGTCTAGCTAAAGGGCTAGGTAAAGACTTCCGCAATGCTGACTATGTTGACCTTCTTCCGGTGAACATGCTGGCGACTCCAAAGGAAGTATTAAACGCATCCGGTTATTTGCGCTCATTCCCCGGCATAGAGGCGAGATTGGATGTCAATGGAACGTCACGTAGCGCCCAATTTAACGCATCGCAAAACATCGCCTATCGCGTTCTAGGAGGCAATATTTATCGTGGTAATTCTTCAGTCGGTGATGTGTCTGGCTCTGACCGGGTGAGCATGGCTTTCAGTGCAACCAGTCAATCGGTAGCAGCGAACGGAGTTATGACGCTCTATCGTTATGATGGGACTGTTAAAACTTTAAGCAACTGGCCAGATACCGTGGATGGTGTAGATTTTGCGCAATATGACATTGGTTATGTCCGTGATATTTGCCGACTGCGCGGGCGTTACATCTGGGTAAAAGATGGTAGTGGTACTTTTGGTATTACAGATTTAGAAGATGAGTCTCATCCTGACCGGTTTAGTCCGTTCTATTCCGCTGAATCTCAGCCTGACGGAATACAGGGCTGTGGTATATGGCGTGACTTTGTTGTCATGTTTGGAACGTCAACAATAGAGTATTTCTCTCTCACTGGCGCTACCACTGTCGGGGCCGCCATCTATATTGCGCAGCCATCATTAATGGTGCAGAAGGGTATTGCCGGTACATATTGCAAAGCCGCATTTGGTGATTCATTCGCTTTCGTTAGTCACCAATCAACTGGCGCTCCATCGGTTTACGTTATTAGTTCCGGGCAGGCGTCTCCAATAGCATCAGCATCGATTGAGAAGATACTCCGTGAATATTCTGCTGATGAGTTATCTACCGGCGTTATGGAGTCTCTTAGGTTCGATGCTCATGAGCTACTGGTTATTCATTTGCCACGTCATGTGCTGTGCTACGACGCGTCAGCAAGCCAGAATGGGCCTCAATGGTGCATCCTCAAGACAGGTCTATCCGATGCTGTCTATCGTGGGATTGATTTCATATTTGAAGGAAATCAAATAACAGTTGGTGACAAAAACGAAGCGGTGACCGGGTCTCTTAAATTCGATATCTCCAGTCAATATGGCAAGCAGTCAGAGCATCTTCTCTACACGCCGATGTTCAAAGCTGATAATGCCAGGGTATTTGATTTTGAACTTGAGGCGGCAACTGGAGTTTCTCAGTTTGCCGAGCGTCTATTCATCTCTGCTACTGCCGATGGTTCCAATTATGGTCGTGAGCAAATGATATCTGCTAATGCGCCATTCAAATATGACAAGCGCGTCCTCTGGCGGCGTATAGGTCGCGTACGCAAGAACATTGGATTTAAGGTGCGCGTTATTACCAGTTCCCCGGTGACTTTATCTGATTGTAGCGTGAGGGTTGAATAATGGCAGACCCAAGTCTAAATACTCCAGTGACAGTTGCAGCAACACGCATTGATGCCACGCTTTTACCTGCCGGATTCACTACACCTTACAAGCTATATGTTATTCAAAGCGGAACTGACTTGGGGTCTGTGGCTGGGAAAGCAAACGAAGCAGGATCTGGGGCTTACGATGCGCAGGTTAAAAATGAAGAGCAGGACGTTGTTCTGTCCAATCATGAAACAAGAATTTCCGCAAACTCACTGGCAATATCTCAACTCACAGTTAGGGTTGTTAGTGCGGAGGCTGCAATTGTTGTAATACAAAATAATGTAGCAACCCTTACTACAAGAGTAACAACAGTTGAGGGGATAATAACCACTATCCAGGGTGATTATTTATCCAAGTCAGCAACAACTAACCAAATTATCCAAGCTGCAGGCGGCTCGCTAATTGTTGGCACAATAGCAACTCCAACGGCTGACAAGATACAGTCAGAAGACTCAGTTAACGCCTTGGTTTCCTACAAAGTTGCAGGACTTAAGGTTATTGGCCCCCGTGAAACTGGATGGACTGCATCAACTGGCACATCTCTTAAATCCGCATTTAACGCCAACCTTGCATTCACTGTAGGGGCTACATACTCACAAGCTGAAATCACAGCTTTAGCCAACGGTTTAATTGCTGCAAGGCAGCGCATTAAAGCTCTAGAAGACACCATCCGTACTCACGGACAAATCAACTAAACCCCGAGGTTTTCCCATGGAGTTACGAACAATCCCTGACTTGGGGCGGCTTCGTGCATTCCTAAATAACCCAGAAATCACAGGAAACATTGTCGATGTCGGCAATGAATATCTCATTAAGCCGGATGCTTTATATCTCGGAATATATGAGGGAGTGCTTCTGATAGGTGTGCATGAGGTTAGAACTTTTTGGCATAGCGTCGTCGAATGCCATGCCATATATGACCCCGGATTCAGGGGAAAATATGCCCTTGATGGTCACAAGTTATTTTGCCGCTGGCTGCTTGAAAACTCTCCTTTTACAAACTCCGTAACGATGGTACCTGACACAACGAAATATGGGCGGGCGCTTATTAGGCTGCTTGGAGCTACACGCATTGGGCATCTGGACGACGCATATATCAGCAATGGGCAGCCGGTTGGCGTAACGCTATACCAACTTAAGCGCTCGCAATATGAGGAAATACTGAAATGATGGTATTAACTGAGGCATGGAAAAATAAGCTAGAGCCCATGCATGGGTATTGCAAGGGCGGTGGTGATAATGGTGCAGGTGCACAAGCTGATGCAACTCGTCAGGCTACAGAGCTTCAGCGGCAGATGTGGCAAACGAACATGGATAACCTTGCCCCATTCACGCCAATGGCCCAGCAATACGTTTCACAGTTGCAAGGATTGTCTACTCTTGATGGTCAAAACTCTGCACTTCAGGGCTATTACGGTTCTGACCAATATAAAAATTTAGCAAATCAAGCTCGTTATCAGCAATTGGCGTCATCAGAAGCTACTGGCGGTCTGGGTTCAACAGCAACCAGTAATGGACTGACGACCATCGCACCTCAACTTGGTCAGGGCTGGCTGTCCGGTCAGATGAATAACTACCAGAACTTAGCAAACATTGGGCTTGGTGCGCTAACTGGACAGGCCAACGCCGGGCAAAATTATGCTAATAACACTGGGCAGTTACTGGGGCAAAGTGCTGCATTATCGGCAGCGAATTCCAATAAACAATCAGGATTTGGTTCGTTTCTTGGTGGTGCCGCATCAGGTGCCGCATCAGGAGCAATGCTAGGTAGTGTTTTTCCTGGTATTGGCACCGCTGTTGGGGCGGTTGGCGGCGGGATTATTGGCGGTCTGGGCTCATTATTCTAAGGATAAATCATGGCAACTTGGGATCAGGGTAACTCTGGCGGCCTTCTTGCTGGAATTGGCAATAATAACGTCAATGCTCCACAGTCCAGTGATGCTAATACTGCTCTTGGGCTTATTCGTCAAAACAATGAGGATGAGCGATCAGGTAGAAATAACGTTGGACTGCAAACATTGCAGGGTATTAGCTCAGTAGCTCAATCATATCAACAAGCCCAGCAAGAGCAAAGAAAGCAAGAGTTCCAGAAAGCATACGCAGGGGCTTACTCCTCTGGTGATAGGAACGCCATGCGCCAATTGGCATCTCAATACCCTGATCAGTTTGAGGCCGTTCGCAGTGGCATGGGATTTATTGATGAAGACCAGCGCAATACAGTTGGCAGCCTTGCATCCACTGCCAGATTAGCTGCCCAGAGTCCTGAGACTATGGGGCAATGGTTAAAGTCAAACGCTAGTGAGTTAGCTCGGGTTGGTGTAAATCCAGGTGATGTGGCAACAATGTACCAGCAGAATCCACAGGGTTTCGGCGAATTTGCAGATCACCTTGGTATGTCAGCTATCGGTCCTGAGAAATACTTCGACTTACAAGATAAGGCCGTAGGTCGGGAGATTGACCGTGGAAAGCTGGCTGAAACAGTTCGCAGTAATCAGGCTGGAGAGAGCCTGCAGGGCCAGCAAATTGCAGTTAGTCGTGAAAATTCTATTCGATCAGCTAATGCTCCTACGGCAGCAATGCAAAATTATCAGCAATACGCACAATTATTGAAAGCCGATCCTTCTAGTGCGGCTACTTTCGCACAAGCGGCAGGTATAAATCCTGCAGACAAAAAGCTGTTTAAAGTTGAGACATTGCCAGACGGCAGCTTAATGAAGTTTTATTCAGATGGTACAGAGGAAATGGCAAAATCTGGTGACCCTATTGGGCAGCCGGGAATTAAGCCTATATCCTTACCAGCGGCGCAAAATATTATTGATAAGGCTAATGAGGGGTCAAAAAAAGCAGCCGGATTTGCATTGCGACTGAAAGACTCAATGGACGCAATGAATAACCTGTCTGGAACTATTGATCCAAAACGTATTGCCCTGATAAACAATGCGCTAGGTAACGGGACGGTGGCAAACATGTCCCTATCTCCTGCAGAACAGCAGTACATGGTTAATGCTAGGGATGCGCTTTATTCAATTCTTCGTCCTGAGACTGGCGCGGCAATTACTGAAGGTGAGATGAAAGAGTACTCTAAAATGTATCTTCCTCAGCCAGGTGATTCCAGTAAGGCAACCGAAACTAAAATGAAGAAAATGAATGGGCAATATAAATCATTGCGCGGTCAATCTGGGAGGGTATATGACGCACTGGTTGTTAGCTCTGCGGCTAATGAGGGCGGCGGTTCACCAGCAATGAATCAACAGCCAACAACCCAGCAACCAACATCGGGGGGCGGGTTCTCTAACTTGTGGGGTGGTTAATGGCTATCGCATGGAAAGATGTAATATCAAAACCTGAATATCAGCAACTGCCACTAGATCAGCAAGCTGCCGCGCAAGAGCAGTATTTTAATGAAGTAGTGGCGCCTCAAGCAGGTGATCAAGCAGAGGTGGCCAAGCAGGAGTTTTTCTCTGCTTACCCATTGCCAACAGTGCAGGAAACATCACCACAACCACAACCACAACAACAAGGATTTGCTGATCAAGCACTTCTTGGTGCAAAAGAAGCAGGCAGAAGTATTGCTCAGGCGGGGGTGAATGTAGCTAATATTATTCCTGAAGTCGGTGATGCAGTTCAGAGCGCAGCAACATGGCTTGGTGGGAAGGTTGGGTTAGGTGATGGCACTTACACGCCAGCAATGCGCATGTCTCTTCCTGATTCGCTACAGCCACAGACTGAAGCTGGAAAGATTGCAGCTCAAGCGCTGCCATATGTAATTAACCCGGCGTCAGGTGCTGCGAGAACGGCCTCTGGTATAGGCGCTAAAGCAGCGGGACTACTGGCAGAAAACGCCGTTGGTGTTCTGGCAGATAACAGTAGCAAGAATGACGCTGAAGCACTGGCAACAGACCTTGGTGTATCTACGGCTCTTAGTGGGGCAACACGTGGATTAACTAATGCTATTGGTGCTGGATATCGGGCAATTAAAGGTCAGATCGCACCAGAGGCGAAAGCTGCCATAGACTTTGCAGAACAACAGGGGGTTCCTCTGCATACGACTGACTTGCTTCCTCCGCAAAGTAAGGTCGGGAGAATGGCTCAAGGTGCTGCTGAAAATATCCCATTAGTGGGAACAAGCGGGATGAGGTCTACACAGCAGGAAGCAAGGAGCCAGTTGGTTCAAGACTTTGCCAATAAGTTTGGTAACTATGATCCATCTGCTGTGGTCTCAAGCTTAAAACAAAAGACTGGCACGATTAAGGCCGCAGCCGGTAACAGAATAAATGATGTTACAGAGAGAATGAGCGGTGCGGGAATTCAGCCATCAAAAACTGTTCAAGCTATCGACAATGAGGTTTCAAGACTAAACGCGCTTGGAGAGGTTAAAGACTCTGCAACTATAGAGCAGTTGCAAAAGTACAAGAATGAATTGCTCAGAGGTACCCCGGCTGATGGAACAGGGTTTGAACAGTTCAGGAACCTACGGACACAGTTCCGGCAGGATGTAAAAGGAGAGCGAACAACAATGCCAACTCGGTCTGAGGCAGCTGTTAATCGCATCTACAAAGCGATGGGAGATGATATTTATGATGGCGTCTCATCATCGCTAAACCCTCGCGATGCATTAAGACTAAGGCAGGCTGACCAAGTATATGCGGCTGAAGCTAATACACTGAAAAACACAAGGCTGAAAAACGTTTTGATGAAGGGGGATTTAACGCCAGAAGTGGTTAATAACATCCTATACAGCAATAAAAAGTCAGAAATACAGACCCTCTATAACTCTGTAGGCAGCACTGGTAGGGCGCAAATGCGCAATGGGATAATTGGCAAGGCAATGGAAAAGTCTGGTGGATCTCCAGATCAGTTCCTGCGACAGTTAAATATGCTATCTAACCAGACTGGAATTGCATTTCGTGGTTCAGATGCTGGATATGTGAAAGGACTAAAAAACTATCTTGAGTCGACAAAGCAGGCGGGAAAATCGTCAGTTGTCACCCCTACCGGGCAACAAGTATTGCCTTGGGTAGTTGCTGGGGCCGCTGCGTCTAATCCCGGCGCTGCTGCTGCAACGGTAAGCTATGGGCTGCTTGGTCGAATGTATGAGAGCAAGCCCATCAGGAACGCAATGCTTAAACTGGCTAATACACCAAAAAATAGCACCGCATTTGAAAAGCAATTAGAAGTAGTCAATCGAGCATTAACAGCAACAGCACAGGGTGCGAGATCTGAAGCTATGCAGTGACCAAAATCCACGGATGGCTAATAACTCTGGCACCGAGTTTGGTTGCCATAAGTAGCACAATTAGTCGTCACATTATTGTTTTTTAACTGCACTGGAGGAATATAAGTTGGTTGTCTTGTTTTTTGCTCTATAGCCTGCATGGTATTTATTGTCTGCATGTTCAGCAGGCTTTGCTGTATAGCTTGGGCCGAAGCCTGCTGCTCTGCACTCTCTTGGCGCTGCATGTTTACATAAAGGGTTTGCAGTTCCAACCGAGCTTGAGAATCACTTATATTTCCTTTATCAACGCCTTCACCAAGCATTTTGGCTGTTAGCACATATAGTTTTGGGGTTGCGGCGCTAGCCATACGAGAGTCAGTCTTGACGCTAGTATCAAGACAGCTTGCCATTTCGCTAAATCGTGAGTATTGCTGTTCACATTTAGCTTGGTAATCACTTACTTTCGCACACCCAGCCAACAAAAACGGAAGAATTAAAATTATCTTCTTCATTCTAAGTCCTTGAAATTATTTTTATCAGCATACATCCCGATAATTAATTAAACTACCACTCTGCATTAATAATCTGAACGCCATCAAATTAACCGCATGCATTGCCATGTGGGGATTAAACACGCCTGGAGCAAACCCAATGCCTGACATCATACCCAATGTCGTTGTATCAATGCCATCACAGTTATTCACGATGCCGCGCAAATTTGGTGCGGTGTTCAACGGTAAAATTTATATTGGGCTGATTGATACCGACCCAACAATCCCATCAAATCAGATCCAAGTATATTTACAGAATGAGGATGGAAGTCTTGTTCCTATGGCCCAGCCAATCCTTATTAACGCGGGTGGATACCCTGTTTATAACGGGCAGATAGCAAAGTTCGTGACTGTGAAAGGCCATAGTATGGCCATATATGACTCACTAAACACCCAGCAATTCTATTTCCCTAATGTCCTTAGGTATGACCCTGATCAGTTAAGAACAGAGATTGAATCCTCATCAGGCTCTAACATTGTCGGGTATGTCGGTCGGCCTCAATTAGTTGAACGGTCAGTGCAGGATGCATTAAGAGAGACGGTTAGCATTAATGATTTCTATATTCCAGGTCAAACAGACTGGACAGCAGCAATGCAATCGGCAAGGGATTATTTATTTAACTTTGTCGGTCGGCCTCCGATTTTGGAGTTTGAAACCGGTATTATTTATGAGTATTCAACATCACCAAACTGGGCAATCAAAAATTTAATCATTCGCATGAATGGGTGTACATGGAGAAATACCGGGGCGGGTGATGGGGTAATTATAGATTCTGGTTTAAGTGACAGAACATTCAATATCAGTATTACTGGTGGCGTTTATGAGGGGGGGCCAACAACTCGGCACGGTGTTTACGCGCGCAGTATCCATCAATCATATATTGACATAGAAGTTCGCGGTTGCGGCACGACATCATATGCTTACTACGGGGTATTTCTTGTTTGCACAACAATAAAAGCTACAGCATCAATAAATCGTGGAGCATGGTATTTAGGTGGAAAACCATTACGTGGACTTGTTCTTGAGGCTCGCGGTGCTGCTGAGGGGGTGACGGCTTGTTATTTCCCTAAACCGATAATCGAAGGTGTCGCCGCGCAAGGTATTTTGCTGACAGATGCCGATCAATGCCAGTTCATTGGCGGTACTTCAGAGGGAAATGGAGCCGCAAACATCGAATGCGCGTTTGAAAGTCAGCATAATTTATTCTTGGGTATCGATCTGGAAGTTAGCGGGAGTGGGCAGGGGTTTATCGATCGCGGGCGCTGGAACAAATGGCAAGATATTTATAACGATGCCCTTTGCACCGTAACCTCTACCGCTGTCGGTTGTAATATCATTGGGGGCACGGTTAACGATATTTCCGATAGTGGCACAGCAACATTTCTTGACCGCGTGGTCTACGGGCTTAACGGTGGGACTAATACTAAAATAGGTGCGGCAGTTGCAACCCAGCAATCATTAGCGACATATCGACATACAACAGGAACTTACAACCCTACAAATTTAACATCACTCCAGATAGCGAGCGGGGCGGCAATTGTTAAACATCTTCATTTACGTGTATCAACTAATGCGTGGAGTAACCCCCCAACGTCGCCCGGTGTTATTGCTCAATCTTATACACTAGCTGGAGCTGTACCGGGGGATACGGTAGCTATTGGCTCATCTGCTAATGTACCAAACAATTATATTTTATCTGCTGTAGTGACAGCGGCTAACACTGTTGAGGCGCGGGTTCATCAATTGACGGGTGCAATATTTTCCCCATTCCCGGCAGGAACAGTTATTCAGATTGATGTATGGGGACACTGATTTGATATTAAAGAAATAGGATAGTGGGCAGGGATGCCTATTGAGGTGAGAAAATGTTAATGAGGGAAAATACCGAACGATGCATTCATAGTAGATAAACAGATAATTGGAATGTTAGTATGGGCAGTCCGTTATAGCGTCACACCACATGTGCAAAATGAGTTGTGTACATATGAGTGTACATATCAGGCAAAGTAAAGTCGGATAGCGTGTATAACATAATGATTTTAAATAGTATTAAACTTTTGCATGTGATCTGTCGTGTGGGTCACCACTGTAGATAAGGAATTAGAATGCCCGTTATTACCCTTCCTGACGGCAGCCAACGTCATTTTGACCGTGCTGTTTCTGTACTTGATGTTGCTCTGGATATTGGCCCTGGTTTAGCCAAAGCCTGTATCGCTGGCCGTGTTAACGGTGAGTTGATGGATGCAACCGATCTGATCGAATCTGATGCGCAACTGGCAATTATCACCGCCAAAGACGCCGAAGGGCTGGAGATTCTCCGCCACTCCTGCGCGCATTTATTGGGGCACGCTATCAAGCAGCTCTGGCCAAACACCAAAATGGCAATCGGTCCGACTATCGACAACGGTTTCTATTATGACGTTGATCTGGAACAGACCCTGACGCAGGAAGATCTGGATCTGCTGGAAAAGCGGATGCATGAACTCGCTGACAAAGATTACGATGTGATCAAGAAGAAAGTAAGCTGGCAAGAAGCCCGTGATACTTTCGCTGCCCGTGGCGAAGAATATAAAGTGGCAATTCTCGATGAGAATATCAGCCGCGACGATCGTCCAGGTTTGTATCACCACGAAGAATATGTCGATATGTGCCGTGGTCCGCACGTACCGAACATGCGCTTCTGTCACCATTTTAAATTGCAAAAAACTTCCGGTGCCTACTGGCGCGGCGACAGCAAAAATAAAATGTTGCAGCGTATCTATGGCACAGCGTGGGCGGATAAAAAGCAACTCAATGCCTATCTACAACGTCTGGAAGAAGCAGGCAAACGCGATCACCGCAAAATCGGCAAGCAGCTTGATCTCTATCATATGCAGGAAGAAGCACCTGGCATGGTGTTCTGGCATAACGATGGCTGGACTATCTTCCGTGAGCTGGAAACCTTTGTGCGCTCCAAACTGAAAGAGTACCAGTATCAGGAAGTGAAAGGGCCATTCATGATGGACCGCGTACTGTGGGAAAAAACCGGTCACTGGGAAAACTATGCCGAGCATATGTTTACTACGTCCTCGGAAAACCGCGAGTACTGCATCAAGCCGATGAACTGCCCAGGGCACGTACAGATCTTTAATCAAGGTCTGAAATCCTACCGCGACCTACCGCTGCGTATGGCCGAGTTCGGGAGCTGCCATCGTAACGAGCCGTCAGGTGCATTGCATGGTTTGATGCGTGTGCGCGGCTTTACGCAGGATGATGCGCACGTATTCTGTACTGAAGAGCAGGTTCGTGATGAAGTCAATAGCTGCATCAAGATGGTGTATGACATGTACAGCACCTTCGGCTTTGAAAAAATCGTGGTTAAGCTGTCTACTCGTCCGGAAAAACGCATTGGTAGCGATGAACTGTGGACCCGTGCTGAAGACGATTTGGCTGCCGCACTGACTGAAAACGGTATTCCGTTTGATTATCAGCCGGGTGAAGGTGCCTTCTACGGACCAAAAATTGAGTTTACCCTGCATGATTGTTTGGATCGTGCGTGGCAGTGTGGTACCGTACAGCTCGATTTCTCATTACCGGGTCGCTTAAGCGCGTCTTACATCGGCGAAAACAACGATCGTCAGGTTCCGGTAATGATTCACCGGGCAATCTTAGGGTCAATGGAGCGCTTCATCGGTATTTTGACCGAAGAATATGCAGGCTTCTTCCCTACCTGGATTGCTCCGGTACAAGTTGTAGTGATGAATATCACTGATAGCCAAGCTGAATATGTCCAGGAAGTAACCAAAAAACTGCAAGATGCAGGAATTAGGGTGAAAGCGGACTTGAGAAACGAGAAGATTGGCTTTAAAATTCGAGAACATACGTTGCGTCGAGTTCCGTACATGTTGGTCTGTGGCGATAAAGAGATCGAAACTGGCAAAGTTGCCGTTCGTACTCGCCGCGGGAAAGACTTGGGAAGCTTAGATGTCAACGTGGTCGTAGACAAGCTGCTAACAGAGATTCGCAGCCGTAGTCTTCATCAACTGGAGGAATAA